AAGTTTATTAAAATCACTTCTAACGCCTCCGCTAACAAGTAGCTTCATAAATGCTTCTTTACCTTCAATTGTAGGTTCAAACGCATCGTTTGCAATGGTAATGTTTGGGTAGTAACTTAGCATTAAACTTGTACAATTTCTACTGATTTAATTTTCGAATCATCAAATCCAAATACTGGAGTTGTAGCTGAAGCATCTAATGAAATTACAAATTTCTCACCAACTGTTGGAGTAGCCATTGCATAAGTAAATGCATAAGTACCTGGACTTGTTGAACTTTCTGCCGCTCCTGAAATAGTAATGGTATTTCCTACTGTTGTTAAATTAGTAGCTATAAAATTTTCATAAATTAAACCACTTGCTGTTCCTGGATTTTTTAAAGAACCGAAACCATTGGTAATTTTCATTGAAAAAGTTGTAGGAGTTTGTGCAGGAGACGTTAATAATGTTCCAGTTAAATCAATCAAGCCGTTATAAGACAACCAATCAACATCATTTGCAAAGTCAGTCGACAAAAGCATTCTAACATCTGAATCCTTTACAGAAATACTCCATTGAAAGCCTAATTGAATTTTAGCAATTGTTGTATCTGTTGTGTCCATTGTTCGAACATCCCAAGTCTCTTGGTCTAATGAAAGTGGAGCAAGGTAAAGAGGGTCTGAACCGTCACCGATAAGATTGCCTTGAGCATCTACTATGTATGCGCCCATATTTGAACAACCAAACGCTTCAATTTGCTTTGCATAATCTCCAGACAAAGAAAGCATTTGACCGCTAAAAGTTTTAACGCCGTTACGAATCTTCACGTTTTTTCCACTTGGAAAATCTTCCGTAACTGGGTCTCCTCTTTCGTTCGTTACGTTTTCCATTTCTGGAAGCGGATAGAATCTTTTTTTATCGTCTGCCTCATTTAGCAAAGCAATAATTTCAGCATTCGTAGGAATTGAAGCTATTTCTATTCTGTTTTTTACATTACTAGCATCTACTAGAGGTACTAGAATTAGACGTTTTGCAACGTCTTGAATTGGCATACAACCAGGTGTGCCAGTATTTGATAAAGTTACGTTGCAATCACAAGATGCCGCCATAATGTTAAGTTTTTAATTTAATACAAAAATAAGTAATTTTATTCAATGTCAAAACCAATATTAAACCCTGAGCCAAAAGCAAAACCGTTGACGGTAATACTTTGTCGTGTTGGGCAAACCATACTCCTTTTAATTGGTATGTCTATCGAGGCTTCTACGCCCGAAAGCATTGAAACGGTTAATATATTTGTGTCCTCCGATTGGCTTACAGAATCACCTCCGACAATAAACTTTTCGTGGCTTATAAAATCAGTCGAACCGATTAAACCAGTTTGAGTACTTTTTTTAATAGCTGAATAAGTCGATTGCGCCAATGACATCATCGGCTCAATTATTTCAGTCCTTCTTTTTTCGCTTAAATAGTCATTGTATTTATCTGAGTTAAGAAAGAACAACCTTACCGAACCTTCCGAATCTATAACGCTGTCAACATCTGCGCTCCTGCTTCTAGTTTGTCGGTTGAAACACCACACAATTGGAAACCAAGTAGACGTGTTTCCGTTTGCCCTTGCTTTTAATAGCAGTTCAAAGTTTGTTTGGGTTAATGAACCAGCTACAAAGTAAGGATTTTGCAAAGGTTTTTCACCTGTGCTTGGTGCAAGTGCTTGCTTGTTTTCTTCTTGAACTATAAAGAATTTGTTTATAGTAAAATCGGTTACCTTATAATCGTTTCCGTCAATTGTTAGCCTAGCTTTAGTATTTAACCAGTGGGTATTTAGCGTATAACATTTATATCTGCTATCAGATAGCACTTCAACGAAATAAATGTCAACCTTTAAATTTAGATTTGCAATTATTCCACTTAAAAGGTTTTCTACTAATATCATAAAGGGCTGTATAAATCAGGTACAAATCCGTTAAAATCTGGGTAATCCGTTGGGTTTTCCCTAACATAACCTTGCAAACTAGTTATATTTTCAAAGTTTCTATTGGTTAAAAGTCCGTTTTTGGTTATTAAACTATTCGACTGAGCCGCTTCTTGGGTTATTCTCATATTTCCAGAACCGCTATTAAATGCAGTCTGGTCACTAGTAAAAGAAATAAAGACCATTGTTTTTAGAATGTCCTTTAATCCTGTTGTGTGATACGGTTCATTTGAGATAGTAAAGTCCAATTCATTGAAAATAGTCACATATTTTGCTGTCTGTGGTATTCTAGGCGTTCCTGTTAGGTCAGCTATAAACGCATCGCCTAAAGTCTTGCCTAGTATCAACCTAATATTGTTATTTTCTAGCTTTTCAGTAATGTAAAAGTCTAGTTCATCAACACTAAACTGGTTTTCTGTTATTGCTGTGATTCCGCTGTGGAAATCTTGCCTTTGAATTATCGTTGCCATTTTAAAAAAATACTAATACTATCTAAATGAAATATCCCTCAGTTGCTAATGTGTCCACATAATCAACAATGTTGGCTGTTCCTAGATTATCTGCTAGGTCTGTGAAGTTTACCGTTTGAGCGTTTAGGTTGTTATCTTTAGGTATTACTTGCATAAATCCACCTACTGCAGACGCTCCATTTGTTGCAATTACGCTGACTTTTGAAAAGTAATATTGAAAGCCTCCACCTGCATTAGATTCTTTGGTCACACTGTGAGTTGAATGTGAAATTATTTCTATTGAATAAGCCATTTTATACTATTTCAATTAAGCCTTTACGCTTTAAATTGTTGGCTGCAAGCTGGGCAGTTTTAAAAGACTCTGCAATAGTGCAAAGGTCTAATATTTTACCCTTTTTAAACGTCTTACCCATATACGGAAAAGGCTTTAAAAACTTAATCATTAGTTTGTCTTGCATTATTTAGATTTCTTTCTTGTGGTTTTCTGCGCTGGTTTTGCTGCGCCTTTTTCCTCCGCTTGACCTGTTGATATTAAGTGTTTAGCATCGTGATTAGATACATTGTACTCCTTACCTATAACTAGATATTGAATATCGCCTTCTTCTACTTTTTTTCCAATTACAATCATCTGTTTAATTTTTATCAAAGGTAAAAAAAAAGCCTCAACAAAATGCTGAGGCTTTTAATTTTATAAATTAGAAAAATCTAAATTATTAAGCTAGAGCAGTTAAGGCAGCAGTAATATCAAGAACTTTCTTGAATCCTGTTTCGTCTGCTGTTCTAATTAAAAGATTTTCTCTTTTTCTAGCTTTCAAGCTAATCAAATCAGAAGTAAATTGGGTTCCGATATAACCAGTAGAAACCGAATAACCTTCAACTTCATAGATTTTACCGTAATCACTATCTCCTACAACCATAGTGTTAGCAGGTACTCCGTTGTTTACTACAATAGTCATTCCTGCAACAACTGAACCATCAGCAGAAACAAATGGAGGAACAAGATAGTTGTTATTTATATCTTTCTTCAACTTCATTTTGTTAACATCAACGATATTCATTAATGCGAAATTTGGCATATATTTAGAGCCACCAGTCACAACAATATCTTCGTGCATCTTAACTATTAAGTCATAGATATTAGCATCAACAATTCCAGAACTTGCCGCAAGGTATGTACCTGCAGATGTAAATACACCTTTCATATTAGTTCCAGTACCATCGCCATTAACTAGCTGTGTATCTTCAATAATAGAAACGTTTACTCTAAGGAAATTCTCAAGTTCTCTTGTGAATCTTGGAATGTCATATATAGCTTCTTCGCTCATTGGAATAGTATCTCCAATCTTTTGTAGACTTAAGCTATACTCAGCAAATGTTGCTGTTGATTCTGGGAATTGCAAACCTTCAGCAACCATTGCAGCCGCTCTTACTGATGTAGCCTCATCCCAATCCGCATAACGAATTACTCCATTTGAACCTTCGCCAACAGGCACTTTTTCAAACAAATCATAAGCAGTTAATTGTCTTGTAGCTAATTGACCAATAGTATCAAGTCTCATTGCTTGTGTGCTGTTTGCAACACTAGCAGAAGTAAAGTTAGCCTTTACAACAAAATCGTGAGATTTGTTTCCTTTTATAGCTGTTTCAATATTCTTAGATTCTTTTGAAACCTGAGATAATACTGTTTCTGAATTGCTTGCACCTACTTTTGCATCCAATAAAGACTTGATAGCTTTTCCTTGTTCCTTAACAATTTTGTCAACTGATTCAGAACGCTCAAGCATTGCTTTTGTTTGTGAAGCAGCTAATGATTTAAGTTCTTCTTTTGTTGCTCCGTTTTCAATTGCAGTTTCCATAGTTTTGGCAATTGCAGTTAAATAATCAGAATAAAGTTCCGCACTTTCTTCTGCTGTTTTTGTTGCGAAATTTTCCTTAGAAATACTTTTAGTTTCTAGGAATGCCGCAAAATTTAAAGTTTTCATATTAATGAATTTTAAAATTGTGATAAATAAAAATTTGATAATTTCTGCGGCTTCTCGACCTCTGGAAGTGTCTTAACAACGGCTTCACCTTCTTGAAGTGCTTTGAATTGATTGCAAAAATGCAAAAAATTCTCTTTAGTTGGATTGGTTTTGACTTGTTCGCTTAGTTCATTCAAAGCCTCAAAGTCATAAGTTTTAGGTTCTAGTGTTGGAGTAAGTTCATTTGAGCCAGCAATTACGCAGCTAATTTCAATCAACTTTGCCTCAGTTACTGCCCAAAAGAAACCTTGCTCTTCAGCCTTTTCGATGTTGATTACTTCGTCCTTATATTTATTCCAAGTAGCATACTCTTCTTCTTCCTCTGGGTCGTTTACAGCCAAGTCAATTTTAACGTATTGCATACCTACAGAATGCTGGTTAATTGAGCCGTTCAAATAATCCTTGAATATATTAGGATTTCTTTCCTTTTCTATTCGTGTATCCATTAATAAAGCGGTTGTCGTTCCTCCTGTTTTCAAGCCCACATCAGCCCAAGAAACTTCTTTTTCATAAACTTCTAAAGGTGTACCAACCTTTGCCGCTAATTCGTGAACGTGGTCGTGCAGGTGTAAGACTTTTGTTCCGTTTTCTTTGATTGATTTAGAGAAAATTCCTTTAAAGTGTACGTCATCGTGACTATCCATAAATCCATAGGTATTCCCGACAATTGTTCTATGTATTTCGGTGTCTGAATCTGCAGTATTAACATCGGCTTTCGTTGTTATTTGGGCTTTTGTATCAAAGCTAATAATGTCACCTTTTTTTAATTGGGCTTTCTTCAGCTTAATAATTTCAGCTTTGTTTTTTATGAGTTCTTTGATATTCATTTTCGTATGATTTTCTTATTTTCAATCGCCTTCTTTTTAGCCTTTAATGACTTACTTAGCTTTTCCTTATCAACTTTAATAACCTTTATCTTATCGCTCATTTTGTGTAGTTTGTTTAGCAGGTGCGCTTGCTACATTCATTGCTGGTTCGTTAATTTCCTCAAGTCCTATTTCAGCACGCGCCTCATTTGGTGTTATAATTCCAGCTTTTACATCTTCTCTGGCTTCTTTTCTTCGCTCTGTTGGTGTTGGATTTAAAGCATCAATTTCGGAAGTCTTAACTTTTAAACAATAATCACCAAATTGACTCAAGAATTTACGCTCATATGCTGCGGCAATCTTGTAAAAAGTAGGAATGTAAAGTTCTGAATACGCTTCTTTCTTCGCTTCTTTTACGTTGTTGTAGGTAGCTGTTGCATTATCGTTTACTAGAACGGAAGGCAAGCCCCAAACAGCAGAAAGTTCACGAATTAATTGAGTTTTATTTTCAATTGTTTGCATATCGGTTGACGATGCATTAAGCTGTTGAACGGTTACAGGTGTTTTAATAACGTGAACGCTATTCATTTTATCCGCTCCGCCTATTACCCTGTTCAAAGCCTTTTGCAAGAATGTTTGGTCTTTTGGTTGCATTGATTGACCTGCATCACCTGCTGCGCTAACCAAAGCAGAAACACCTCTGTTTTGAAAGTATTCGCTTAAAGCAATCTCAATATTATTTGAGGCGTTTAGAATATTCTGAGCAGCTTGTAGTGGGCTTAATCCGTTTTTGTCTTGCAGTCCTGTGATAGTTGGGTTATTCATTGCAACGTGCATTACAAATTCAGGGTCTATTTTTTTAACAAATAAAGCATTATTAAAATCATAACTCTGAACATTGCTTAAAATACTACTATCGTAATTATTAATCTCGACATTTTGAGGCGGCAAAATTACTTGTCTGCCACCCATAAAGCCAACAGAATCAACATCATTGTAAATATAGCCTTCACCAGTTAATTCGTAAAATGTTACCAATTGCTCCCAAAACTCATTAAAACTTTGAAAGTCATTAGGCTTGTAAACAAAATCGTGAACGTCTCCGCTTGTTATTTCTTCGCCTGTGTTCTTGTCGTAGATGTAAATTGGTAGATTTGCGATGGCTACAGATATTCGTTTAACAATCGTATAAACAACCGCGCTTCCTAAATAGCCCCTTTGAATTGCCTCTTGGTCTGATATAGTCGAGCCGTTTAATCCTTCGCCAATCTTAAAAAAATTGTTTGGAAATGCTTGTAAATTATCCCTTAAACGTCTCCCAAAATCATTGTATGACATATTTCTACCTTTAGATGCAAAATTAACCAAAATTTATCTTATATACCCCAAAGATGTAGCTGCGTGTATGCATATCCAATCCCATCAATAGAATGATTGTCCCTGTCTACTGGTAGTTCTGCTCTCTTATTGCTCCAAACATAGCTATTTAACTCCTTTTCAATGTCAGGCGAATCATCAACAATGATAAGATATTCTTGCAGCCACCTCAAACGCTCCGCTACAATTCCAGCCCTTTTATATGCTTTTACTGCGTTATAATTTGCCTGTCTTAACTGGTCAATGTTTAAGGGTTCTGAACTATCGCAGACAATCAAATCATCAGTTTTGCAGTTGGATTCTATAACGCTTAAAATATTAGGCATTGATAAATTCGAAGCGTATGCTATTTGTTTAACGTAAAGGATTTTCTTCTTCTTGTCTACCGCTATTTTGGTAAGCGTAAACGGGTCAGTCCATCCCCAATCCAATCCAAAGACATAAGGCAGTGAATCATTAAATTTACCTCTTTTCCACCGTTTTAAGATAGCCCCTTCCAATGGTGCATACTCGCCTTTACCGTAAACTTTCCACCTGTACTCGTCTGCTGTTCCTTCCTCAATGTTTTTTGCTGTTGGCTCGTAGCTTAAAATTTTATTGATAATACTTTGGTCTAGGAATGGGTTATGCTCGTAGGTTGATTGAAACGCTTGGACGTTTGTCCTTTCTTCCATTTTCTTATCACTAAGCCAAAATTCACCAGAAGGGTTAAAATCAAGCCAGCTATGTATTTTAGTTCTCACATAAATAGCCTCAAAAATCTCGAAACTGATACCATTAGCCTCGTTAAAAAATGAGTAATCTCTTTTACCGTTCTTCGCATCTTGTTCATTTTCATAAGAATTAAATTCAATGATTGAGCCGTTTTTAAAGTGCAGTATTCGGTCTGTTTTGTTATAGTATTTTATTGTGCTTTGGATAAATTCAGACGATGATATTATTGTTTGAAGGTCACGAATTGCCCCTTTTTTTAGGTTTGGTATATCTTGACCGACAACAGTAATTATTACATTTGGTTCTTTGTAGGCTTTTAAAGCCAGCACTTGCATAATGGAGTAAGTCTTTCCGCTTGATGTACCGCCTCGATTTACAGTTAAGTCAATGCCTTCTGGAATATCAAAATTGCAATCGAATAGCATTGATGTTTCAAATGCTTTTATATCAGTCAATTTCTTTACCTATTGATTTGATGATTACATCGCCTGTTGGTACAGTTATTTCTTGCTCCGTCTTATCCTTCCAATCCATATTTTTCAAGGCGAAAATTGAGCCTGTGGATGCTTTAGAGCGCAGTCCTTTCTCGTAATCAGATTCAATAATAGTCAATGCTCTTTTTATAGGGTAAGTAAACTTATTGTTTTTTTTGTAGTCATACAGACTTTGTCTACTCTCAAAACCTAGAAATAAAGCTAACCCAGTAATGGTTAAAACCTCACCGTTTTCTTCTTGTTCTACTATCCAATCAAAGTATTCGGAGATTCTCTTTTCCATCTCCTCAGCAGTTTTGTAAAAAGGTGGTCTTCCGCCTGTATTACCTAATGCAAATTTGTTTCCTTTTGGTGCTGCCATTTTTTAGCTTTTAAAATATTAAGTAATAAGCAACTGCTACTATCACAATACCAACAAACACCGCTACTATTTTGGTAACGGTGTTCATTGCGCTTTCTAGTCCGTCTTCAAAATCATTCATTTCTTGAAATTCTTTCTCAGTCATAATACAAAATTAATTTATTTGCGCATTACTTTTTGCTCCACCTTTACCGAAGCTGTGTCTATATTTTTAGTCTTGTTTTTGGAACGTTTGTTTAGCTCGCTCTGGTAGTTTAGATTAACGATGTTACAAGCTGTTTTGAACGTCTTGCATTCTTCGGTTTCTCCGCTTTCTTTCCAAGTTATTTTGTGGTAATTCATTTGCTGTATTTTAATATTCTTTTTTAATAAGTTCGTAAAGTCTTAAACAGCTTAAACTAATTGGCTTTAAATATTCAATTGAATGGTCTATGTATTCATACTTCCAATCGCTTGAGCCTTGAAATTTTAGCAGTTCTTTAATGTGCTGCTCCATTTTCGTTGAATGCATAATCATATCATTATCAACTTCAATGTCAAAAATCTGGATTCCTTTTTTCCTCCAGTTCTGAGGAACGAAACCTTTGCCATCCCAGTTCATTGGCTCTGAGTTTTCAAGGTACTGCGCTTTAATTTTTAGATTCACTTTCATCTAATAGTTTTGTTATTAAATAAATCAAACGCTGATTCTACTCCTGTTATGCCTTTAACGTCTGACCAAATGCCGTACTTTATGTCGATAACAAATTCCAATTCGTGGAAAGCTAATAATATTTGCCCAACCGTAACAGGGAAATAGTTTTTTTGCTCGTCTAAAATCTGCTTGTATTCTGGCTTTAACTTTTCAATCAACTTCATAATCTTGCTTTGTTTTAATTAATAAAAATCAAATATAGTACTTTTATTATACAAATAACCATTTAAATAATATTAAGTCAAAATAAATTATCTAAAGTCGCTGAAAATATAATTTGATTTGCTTGCTTTGGCTGCTGCTGGTTCAATAATTTGATTAGCTTTGCAGTCTTGTTAGGGCGTTATGCTTTACGCTCATATCCTGTTTTAGTTAGAAAGAGCCTCGTTTATTCGGGGCTTTTTTGTTGGTATAATCCAATAAATTTATTAGCTGCTTTTCTTAGGGCTATTCTATCGTCTTTATCTAGCCGTTCATTAGTTAAGGTCTTGTTAAACTCTTTCGCTCGTTTTATAGCCTCTTTAACTTCTTCTTTGCTTGTTTTAAGTACTGGATACTCCGCAATTATTCCGAAATTTATGTATTCAAACAAATCAACTCCGAATGTTTCCTGCAAATTTTTTGAGTAGTTAATTAAATTTCCAGATAAATAACTGTTGCAATGTTCGCACTGCAGATAGATATTCATAAGGTTAAACCGAACCGAAGGATTAGCACCCACCGAATGATAATGCCCTGCGTTTTTCTTCTTTGGTTTTGGATTGCCGCACGAAATGCAAGGTTGACAAAAGTCTATTTCTCTGGCTATTTTATTAATGACAACCTGGAGTAGCTTTTTATAAGCAGACAAAGAAATGATTTGCTCTTTTAACTCCGCTTTTTTCTTTCTCCAGTCTTTTTTTTCCTTTGCTGATTTTAAGTCTTTAGAATGGTTTAAAGCGCATTGAACTGAGCAAGTACTTTGTAAAGGTCTTAACTTCTCAAACTGCTTGCCGCAACCTTTAAATTTGCATTTTCTCCAACCTTTCATTTTAATAAGTCAATCACAGGAAGTAATATTCCTTTACTAGTATTGTTATCTCCTCCTTTTATATCTCGTTTTGAGCCAATGTATTTCCTGCACAAAGTTTTCAGGTTTTTTGATGGCAAAATTATAAGTGTTTTTTGAATTACAATGCAATAAAATTCTGCCTCTGATATTGAAATTCCGCTTAGTTTACCTCTGGAAAAATACTCAATAAAAACATTTCCAGTTAGATGCGCTTGCAGGTCATTTTTAACTTCAACCTTTTTATTACCAAGAATTTCAGAAAGGTATTTTTCAGCAACTTGACCTACCTTTAAATCGTATTTAAAATCAGAATTGAAATCCATTTTTTTTATTACCCTTTTAAATATTCATTGTAAGCTAGTAATCTAAAGATTCTGTTTTTAGATGCTCGCTCGCTTTCTTCGTTGTCCAACCTAAAAACTGGTTTAATTTTATCGCCTGTCATCGCTGCACGTTTTCTAATGACTAGCTTTCGGGCTTCGCTTACTTCTTTTGCATAGGCTAACAAAGTGCGCTCTTTTAATTTCTCCACCTCTCTCTCAGTTAGGTTAATGGTTCCCTCTTTTTGCAATTGAATGAACTTTTGAGAACCGTAATCCTTAACCATTTTTGTGGGTTCTTTTTTCTTCTTCGCTTTGTCCGCTTCTATCATTTCGACAAAACTCTTTTCGTATTCCTTTCGGGCTTTGATAGCCTTTTCTTCTTGCTGAGCATCCCATTTCAGATTCGCTTCGTGAAGTCGCTGCTTGGTTATAGCCTCGTTTTGTTCTTTAAGGTATCCAAGTATAAAATCGTTAATGGTTGCGTAATTTATGCCCATATAATCACCATACTGTTTTGCCATTCCCCTTTGAACTGCCAAACTAAGTTCTTCCGATGTTAGGCTGCCGTATAATCCAGTCCTGACGTTTATTTTCATTTGATGTAAATATGCTCCAACTTGATTTTTGTAATCGTCCTCATTTTTCTTGTGTCCTGCCAAATTCAAAGCAAAATCAAAAACTTTTATGAAGGTCGCTACAAATACTTCAATGTTTACCGTTTGGATTGTTTTTAAAGTTTCTGTTGCCCTGCTTAAAATTATCTCCTTTTCGCTTGCTGTTAGCTTTGGACTAATGTTTTTGAAGTCGTACCGCTGTGCTATTGTTAACTTGTCGTTCATTTTAGTTTTTTATTGCCTCGTTAAATAATGCTCTATTCATTTCCTGCCTTGATTCGGTTGTGGTTTTTGGTGTTCCGTATTTGCTCTCGTTCTTCTTCCAAGCGCTTAACCGCCTAGCTGTGTTAAATGGTTGGTTTTTGCTTAGTTCAAACCTCATCTTTTTACCGTTATCTCCTTTCTCAGTCCAATAGTAAAAAAATTCTTTTAATAAATTAACATCGTATTTGTCTTGAAAATTGAGCAAGGTTTTTTTAAAAACCGCCTCTTTATCTTTTATTACATTTACTGTATCTTTTACTGTTACTTTATCTGTTACTGTTACTGTATCAGGTTTTCTAGGTTTTAATTTAACCTGCTGGGTTATTTGGGTTTTTGGTCTACCTCCTAGCTTTCCGTTCATCCTGCTTTTTTCCGCTCTTTCCTCCCACTTTACTAAGTCACGTTTTAAGTTCTGTTTTACGGATTCAAATGTAATATCGACAATAGGGTTGTCTGATTCTGGGTTCAGGTCATTTATGTATCTTAAATAGTGTTTAAAAAACTCTCCTGCTGTAGCATCGTCCATCTTTTCAACAGTATGAATTAAATCGCAATATAGAAGAACTGATTTTTTGTTTTCAGCCATAGCTTATAAATTAAAAAACCCCTCTAAAAAAGCAAGACCACCACAGCTTACTTCATTAGAAGGGTTAAATAAAAAAAAATCGTTTTGTTGTGGTGGTAACATTCGTCAAATATATAAATTAAAACGGCAAATCGTCCGTTTGCTCAATATCTTTTTTGACTTCCTCAGAAGAATTAGCCTCCTGCTTTTGGTGTTCCTTTCCGTTGCCTATATAAATATTTGTTTCCTCCTTCTTTGTGGATTGTTGGATTGACATCGTGTTGCCATAATTGTCAGCCTCATCGTTAAGCCAGATAGATACATCAATGTATTTTCCTTTTTTTCCTACAAAGATTTTTTCTTTGTCAATTTTTGCTAAGTCAATTTTAGCGTGATAAAGTTTGCTCATTTTATTTAATTTTAATTTTTATAGTAATTCTGAATGTTCGTGAATATTTCCCATAACTTCTATATCTGTTGATTCTTCAACCCATTTTCCAAGACAAATATCTTCGTCTTTTCCAGTAAAAAAACCGCCATCAATAAAAATTACCGCTCCAATTTCAAAGTCTCTTTTTTCAATTATTGATTTTGTGCCGTTTGGATTTTCAACAATATTATAATCGTGAAATGTGGCAACTATATCACCCTCATAGATTTCAACTCCGTTCTTGTCCTTTAATCCTGTGAATTGCTCAACTGTGTAATTGGCAAAATCTAAATCTGGATTAACGAAAATACTATCTAAACCTCCGATTTCTATCATTTTGGAATTGTAATTATCCCAAGCCCTAAATTTAATTTCTCTCATTTTAGTTTGATTAGTTTTTCGTTTCTTCCGTAATTTCCTAGCCTCATTCGCCCGGAATATTCTAGCTTCTCATCCTTTACAAGATTGCTAATGCTTCGCCTAGTGCTAGTTATTGGTGTATTGTTTCCAAATAGTGCTAAATGTACTCTACTTGCTCCGTATTCCACTGCTGGCTGCTCTCTAAAAAACTCCAGTATTTTATCCGATTGAGTTTTGGTTTTCTTTTTGAAAGCCTGTAGTTGCTCACCGCTTTCGCTTGTTGTGTTGTAGTACTCCATTGCTTTAATATTATGTTTTAGTTTGTAAAAATAATTAATTTTCTTTAATAGGCGCAAAATAATCTAACTTTTGCGCTGCTCTTTTTTCCTTTTTTAAAGCTGTTTCGATTAGCTTTAAACGATTGCTTCTTTTGGCAATTTGTTTGTGATTAAACTTCAAAATCAGAAGGAATGATAATTTCCACCATTTTGCAGACTTTCTCGCCATCCTTATTGATTTTCAATAGATTAGATTGTACTACTCTAAGCGAAAGTCGCCAGAATAGGATTTCGTTTTCAAACCTTTCGTTCCAATGTTCGCCAATTCTTTCTACGTCGCTTTCTGGATTTCTGCTAGAAAATTCATAAGCAATTAAGCTGTCTAAATATTTCTTAATTTGTGTTTCAGTCATTTTGCTTTATTTTAAAAGTTTAAATAATTCTTTTTGAGCCAATTCTACACGCTCAGTTAAAAAGTCCTTATCCTCTTGTGGAACTTTGAATTTAACATAATTAATATCGGCATAAGCGCAATCATTTTTAAGGTATGGCGTTTCGTTTAAGGTCAACCACTTAAGCTTTTCTTTCGCTTTGTTTAAAGATTCCGAATCATTGGCATCGTACTCAAGGTTTGATTCGCTCAATATTTCTAAAACGTCATCTTCTTTAGGGCAGTAAACAACTGCCATCGCAAAGTCTTTGTTTGCTAATATGCAATTCGATACTAGTTGCCAGTAGTACTCTGGTTTGGCAGATTTAAAAGCCTCTATGTTGCCGTTTCTTACTTCTTCATAAATATCTACCTGCTCACAAAAAGACTTTCTTGTAAATGGACATTTTATATCTCCAACTAAAGTATCACTTTCAAAATCACTTGCGCCAGTCCACATTAAAGAAGGATGTTTCTTTCGATTTTTAGATGCTATTCGTGCAGTTGATTCTAAAGCATCGCTTGGAATTTTTGAGTAGGCATAAGCCTCTACCACGTTGCCCCAACTTGTTGCATTGCTGATTTGGTCTGAGCCTAAACTTTGCCCCAGTCTGACCTCGTAGGATTTCTCTTTTATGTAGGTTAATCCGATTGCGCTGAAATTTTGGTCTTTACTTCTGCCGCTCTTTACAAGTTTGTAAATTGCGCTGCTTGAAAATGTTCCTGTTCTTTTTTTCACTTTGCTTTGTTTTAGTTATGTCTTATTGACCTGACAAATAT